AGCACTAACTGTTGGTGCAACTTCAACGTGCCAGTTAACACCACGGAACTTAACAGTTTTCAACTTTTCGTTAATGATGTCTTGATTCATGAAACGGTAATCGTTCTTGAAGTCACCATCTTTGTTTTCAAAGTGAAGACCAACAGGCATTGGTTCACCGTTTCTAACAGCAGTTGTTAATTCAATTTTTGCATCTTCTTGATATTCTTTACCATCAACAAGATAGCGAAGTTTCTCAAGTTGTGGCATACCAAAAGTACCAATCATATCGGGATACGGATTAGTAGTCTCGGCATACATAATAACACTACGATCATCTGCCATAGAGTCGATTAAAGTTTTATCTTCTGTACCTGTAATTTTTACAATGTTTAAGAAGCCTAGTTTGTTGGTGTGAGCAACGATGTCTTGTAGAATATCTTTCATATTAATTCCTTTGTATAAGTTTATTTAGATTTGTGGGTAAAGTCAAATATATTTTACTCAAACGAGAATAGTGAGCCAAATGTATTTGTCTGTGTTGTAGATTCTAGATCCCATTCTAGAACTCCAATTAGGTTATCAAGTTTGTTATTGATAATAGTAGCTTCCATTTCTGCGTGATCAAACGGCAGGTCTTGGAACCATTTTGGTAAACGCAATTCGTCAACGGGATAGGCAATACTTGTATAACCCAACGGATTAGCTTTTACCTTACAGACAATTACTTTCATACCGTCTGTGATCTGCATTGAATATTTGTCACCATTCATTCGACGCAGAGTATTCCAGTTAATACTAGCACGAACATGTCCGGGCATATTAGCTTTACCTTGCTTGGCTTCTTTATTTTGATATTCTGTGATGTTGTTAGCACGTTTTGGACTACCTTTTTCCCAGCCTGGTCTAGCTTTGAACTCGGTTCTAAACTCACTGATCATATCTAGAATCTCTTCTTCTTGACTGCCGTTAAGTACTTTGGTAAGAACTTCTTCTAAGAACTTCTGCATAAATTCAGGAGTATCACTACGCTTCAAGTCCAAACCCATAGCTTTAATTTTACCTGGCTTACCATCTACGTCACTACGCTTGCCTTCTTTATCATAATAAAGAACAGCATAACGTTTTTTAGTAATGAATAGACCTTTGATAGCAACAATTTCACGCCCAGCTTTAATAACTTCCCCACGGCTCTTAGGGCAATGATGTGCGTCTAACATAAACTGCGGAAACGTGCTGTTAACTTCTTCAGCAATGGTATCGTATAATTGAACCACTGTATCTTTAGTCCAGGGTATTTCTTTTTTATCAATTTCTTTACGTAGGCTAGAATATGCACTAAAATACGCAGAGTCTGTATCACCGTAGATAATGCTCTTACCTAAGTGATCATACTCGCCTGTAACTACTTCGTTAATCTTAGCAGCCATATGTCGGGCAATTCCTCGTCCGGTTAGTGTAGTACTTTGTCCAATACGATTATCAAAGAACCTACAACCGGCGTTAAGAATGGCACCATACAAACTGTTAAGATTAATTTTCTTAACCAATTGTCGTTTGTCCCAGTATTCTTCTTCAATCTTATTACCTGCCTTGATTGCATCTTTTAACTTAGCCTGCATTTCTTTACGTTCGGCATACCATCGTTTGAGCAATCCGGGAATGATACCTTCGTGTTCGTATGTAAAAATAGTACCATTTGCGCTCAGCATCCACGGCTTACTACTTTCAAATATTAGTTCGTAGATCTGTGCGCCGCTCATAATATCAGTTTCTCCATTCTCCCAGTCAATAATAATATCATGACTGCGATCTTGATTCATAACAAACTCATATTCGTTAGCACCGAACTTGCCTTCCCATGCAGCCGCAAAGCTATTGCCTTTGGCTATCTTTTCTTCAATTTCTGCTTTGGTATAATCCTGACGCAACTGTCCGACAATAGTTTCTGGACCCATGTTCAATGCACGAATCACTGACGGATACAGTGAGTTAATATCCATTGAACCGATATAGTCGTGTAATCCTTTTTTAGGATATGCAACATACGCACCTGCTGCCTGATTGTTTGCATCCTCATCTCTCTTAGGACGTCTAGGTACAATAATTCCTCTAGCATGAGATTCGTTTACAATGGCTTGTTCTGTAACAGCAACAGCACCCATTGTGGTTTGTAACAACACAGTATTTTCATGTGCAATAGTACTAGCAAGATCTAAGAACTTTAGTTTCTTGTCTAGCTTGTCTAGCAATGCAGTATCTTGTCTGTTATATTCAATAAACTTACGGAAGTCATTGTTATACAGCTGATCCAATGTGCCTTCATAGACAGTCTTTGTTTCACCTATCTCCATTTCTCCGATAGCGTCCAATCGATAAGTGTGACGTTCTTCATAGGTATATTTGCGATATAGCTCAAGGCTGTCCAAATGAACACGCCCTACCAAATCATAAGTAACAGCCGCTTTTCCGTATTTTTCGTACTCTCTTTTCTTGGGCATTTGATCCCACAGACAGAATCTGCGTGTATCTTCTTTGCTTAGAACTTTGGTAACTCTGTTTACGGTATATGGAATATCAAAACCTTCACTATTCCAACCACTGAGTACATCACTGTCTTGAATAAGATCCAAGAATGTGTCTAACATTTCGTGTTCTGTTTCAAACAACATAGTGTTGGGAAAATCTTTAACCTGCTCTTCCGCCTCTGCCATTGTTAGTGTTTTAGGAGGCACAGCTAAACAGACAAGAGTATCTAACCATTGTAGGTGAACAGCAATCGCAGTAATTGGCATGAACGCATCCTCGGGGGTGCTATAGCCACGTTCTGGATCGAAGTCCACCTCAATATCGAAAAACGCTACATTTAGTTTTGGTGCATCCTTGCCTAGATAGTTTTCTTCTAGACAACGGAATACTGGATTGATGTCACTTTCATATAACTTGTGACCACTGTGAATTTTCTGTTCTTTAACAAACTCTTTCCAGCTACGTGCAGTAACTTTACTAAGGTTCTCTCCATAAATGGATTTATACTTACCCCGTTGGTCTGGGTAATAGAACATATACTTTGCAGGATATTCTTGATAAAGCCTACCCTTCTTTGGATCACGCTCAATAACCTGAACGATATCCTTTTCTCGGTCCCACCGAGCATCTACATAACTCATATTTTTCTCCTTGTGTAATTTGCGGCATACACATACCTACTTGATCAATTGTGGCTGATCGTACCATAGTCTTACATATTTATTAATCTAATGTAACCAATAAGATCAATTGTAACCAACAACAAATAATTGGCAACCATTCCCGTACTTTTACGTGTCCATGCCGCCCATCCAAAGATAGCACACTGTAAAATGAATATTGGATATAACCAAATAAATAATGGATCAGTTGCTCCGGCTGCTAGTGTGAGTGAGCAACCAAGGCTCATAAACCATGCTGTGATTTCTAAAACAAAACGAGTAGGCCAAACTTTGTAATCTTTTCTAGCCCAATTTATAATATCATGCAATAATTTAGTCATTAAGATTGCCCAATACTAGATTAATGTTTATTACTATTCTATATTCACTTTCTACAGGAGTCCAATTGCAATGATAATACGTAGAATCAAATATAAGAAGTTGACCTTGTTTTGGTGTAACCTCCATTAATACCTTTGGCATTTCGTCTAGCGGAGTAAACGAATCTGATTTTTTATCAAACAATACAGTATTACCGTCTGAGGTATTTACATAATACAGCAATGTTACAAACTTTGATCCGTTAGGAAGATTCTTGCCCTCTGGAATAGATATATCAGTATGTGGGGACCTTAAACTTAATGTCTTATTAGGTGTATCGAAGTTTGCCTGTGCCCGTTCTACATACTGTACAGTATATGGAGTTCCTTCTAAGAATTTAAACAGTATATAATCAACCATTTTAGAATGTTGATTAAGACCTTTTCCTTCTTTAATAAAATAAGAACTAAAAATATACCTATCTGGTGGAAACACCTCGTTGCACATCGTTGGATCAACTGAGTGAGATCTATAGGACCATGTTGCTTCTGTTTGCAATATTTCTAATACAAACTCTTGATCTTCTTTATCTAAAAAATTATCGATTATAACTGGATCGAAATCTTTTTTAAGTTGAATAGGCATTAATCTTCTCTTCGGAAACTGTGACCACTGATATCAACAATGGTTTCAAGATCATCAAATTCTCGGAACACTTGATCCCATGTATCTTTCTGTGCAATTTTAATTGCCTTCTTAATAACACTAGGTTTTACCTCTAGCTCTTCTGCTACTGCTTTGATTGTTTCGTTGAGGCCTTCTGTGAGATCTTGGATCTCTTGCATGACTGTCATGCCCTCTGCTACGATTTGTTTAATTTTGGCCTGTTCAGGCGCACCAAATGCTTTACCCATAAAAAATCTCCTTGTATACTATTATATAGTATCGCAAGGAGATGTGTCAAATTTATTTTATTCGCAATTCCATTTACGTAGTGCCAATGCCTTACGTGTAGGTTCACCGTTTGGTTTTTTCATAGGACCATCAACGCCACCCATTCTAGCACAGAATGATTTACGGCGTTTGGCAGCTTTACTGCCTGGCTTTAGTTTGCTAGGCTTAGTAGTAACAGCAGTTTGTAGTTTGCTACCAGGATGCTCTCTGCGATAACTAGCTACACCTTTGGCGTTTAATCCGCCTTTTTTGCTTTTACCTTCTTTGCGTCTCCAAGCGGCGGATTCGTCTAGATCATTTTTTAAGAATGTGTTAGCAAACTTTTCGCAAAGACTGCGTATAGCAGGATTCCGTGTTTCTTCCAAAGTGAAAGTACGTTCGTCGTGCTCGTCATCGCCTTGGCTTGGATCTTGGTATCCGCAATAGACTTTATGAACAGTTGAGTTATTAACTAGCTCAGTACAACTTTCGCCATAACGACCATCTGCTGTAATGTCGTTGTGTTCGTTGCATGGACTACATGTTGTAATAATGATACTACCTTTTGGAATAGATGATGCATATTGACTCACGTACAGTTCCATTGCGGCTCTTTCTGCATGTACGCGGCCGCCGTCTTCGTGAGGATAATTTACTGCGGCAGCTAAATTATTGTCAGGATCTAGAACAGCAGCACCAACCATACCAAAGTAGTCGCTATCTTCTTGCTGTGCTTCGATAACCATTTCACACAACTTAACTAAAATCATATCTAGTTTTTCGTGGTTATGAATTTCATAGTCATCTGATTCTAATAGTTCTACAAATCTCATTTTTTCTTAGCCCTACCTGCTTTCATATTTGCTAACCAATGTGCTAGTTGACCTTTACGTCCGCCTTGTTTAGCAGTTTTGCGTAAGCTACTTACGCTAGCTTTGGTATTGATACCATGGCGTTTAGAATCGCCTTTGTCTTGTGGGTTACGCCCGTCAGCAAAGTTTTCACTAAGAAGTTCGTGTATTCTCATTTTTTCTTAGGAACGCGAATTGGTAACTTACTAATGTCATGACCTTGATCTGCACGAGCAAACTCTTGTCCAACTTTTTGTTTAACTTTTACTTTTTGAGCAAATTGTGGATTATGTGCAACACCTACCATTAGATTATGTTGTGCCTGACTAACAGAACGCTCTAACATATTCATTAGAGATTCCATATAGGTATCTTCTGGCATTCCGCTTTCTAAATTACTTTGTTCGCCGCTAATACTTTGTAGAACAGCGTTTAAATAATCTGCGGCTTTGGTAATCTTACTCTGTTGCCAGGCATCTAATCCTTGTTCTTCGCTGTACTTACGAACTAGGTCTAACAGATGTACAGCATTTTTAGCAATACTTTGTAGCTCGCTACTGGCCATTTGTATTTCGTGATCTTCTGCTACACCTTCATTTGGCCTACAGTCACGCACTTGTCCGCCATTCTTGCCCTTCTTAGTACCTACGGCATGTTTACCTGGCCAGCATCGAGTAAAGCCATTAGCATCCTTCTGACCTTTCTTGATTTCCATAACATTACCGTGTGTTTGGCACATACCGCAATCTGGACAGACTGCTTCCATTGTCATCGTACTTTCTTCGTGCTTCTTTTTACCAGCACAGTGAGCCTTCTGACTAAAACCTTTTGGATGACTACAGTTGATACTGCTCTTATACTTCTGACTCCACTCTTC